ACATTTGCTGTTGTATTAAGCAGAGGAGCTACTGAATGGTAAAAATATCTTTCAGCAGGTGTCTGAGGTTGACCATAGATATTAGTAAAATCAGATAAACTTGTAACTTGTAAAACTTCATCAGTAGGACCGGTAGCAGCAAACCCTGCTACTAACACGTTTGTACCTGTAGGTACCACTGGACCTTGAGATAAATCAATTTCTGAAATTTGTACGCCTGGAGATTCAATTGAGCGAGCCATATGTAATTATTTATGATTTTGCGGACAACTTTTACAACAATTCAGCAAAGAACTGAGAAAAGGCAAATGAAAAAGAAGATTCAATTTCACCAGGCTCTCTATAATTATAATCTATCCCATTAAGGAGAACAGGAAATGCTTTGGTGTAAGTAAATTTAATAACATTGACATCAAATTCATCTTTACCGAAGATTGTTAAATCAGTTTGGTATTGACTTGGGCTTAATTTTACTGGTAATTTGGTATACTCTACAGGAGGTATAGTTGGGTCATCTGAATTATAAAATGATTCCTTTTCATTATTAAGAATATCCAGCCATTTATATATAGCCCAGTAATTGTTAAATCTGTTATCAATAGTGAAGTTAACAGTTATATTATTATATGGTGGTCTACTATGAGAAGACAATTTATACGTCTGGCCACTATAGCCTGCTGCTACTTCTGGTACAGATATCTCTGGAATAACTGATCCGAACACTGAAAATTGAACTGAATTTTCATTTACTGAGTTATTACTTCTACCTTTCAATGATTGGTTATTAATGTCTCTCATAACTGGCGGTAAGTTAACCACAAGTAAAAACTTATCTAACCTATTCTTATTGAGTTGTGATTGTGTTACTTTATCTATCATTGTGTATTTTATATCCGAGTTGAATTAAATTTTCCATTTCACTAAGACCGGTATTTTTATCTGATAAAATGGTAGGCATTGCTGAGTTGTTACCATCCGTATCATTATAAAGAGAACCTGGGTTAGTATAATATTTAATACCAAAATCTAATTGCTTTAATATAAGAGGTCTATTATTAGAGTCATGTTGTATAACTTCAAAGTGCTTGTCTACTAAATCTTTATCTAATATAATTAACGCCCATACAAAGCTCATCACTCTATCATCATGGTAGCCAGCTCCTTTTTTAGCTGACCAGGTACCGTTGCTATGGCGAACAAAACTTTTAAATTCTTTTAAAAGATTTATATCCCTGATCTGTACTACTTCAAGTTGGTTTACCCAATACCTCATATTAGTTATACCAGTATACTTTGTATTTGTATGTACTACAATGCCTAGTTGGTCTTTTTGTCTACCTGCTGTAGCTGCTCCCCATGAAACAATATTATCATATCCAAATGTATTGCGTAGCCCATCAACAACTTGGGCACCACAATTATTTCTTTCAACACAAACAAGTGGTCTACCCCATTGAGCTAAAATTTCATTTAACTTACTTGTAAAGTTTACTGGTGATATACCACTATTATGATAACATGCAACTTGTCTTATATTTGTTAATTCAGTTATGTCTATAACTTGTATGACGGTTGCATCTTTATCTATACCTTCGCTGACGTCAACCCCAGCCACGTAAATTCTATCATCTTTAGGTTCTTCCCAAATTTGATAGTTGCCTTCTTCCATAACATATAACGGCTGTTTTATATATACAGACAACTTACTATATAACTCTTCATTGACAGAACTCTCACCTGAGTCTAAGAATTCACAATTAAATTCTTGATTGAAGGCATCTAAACTACCGATAGTTGCAACAGTTTCAATTTTCCATTTTTCATCTCTACCAGGAATTTCATTCCATAAAATTTTATCTCCAGCCCAACCGTTCTTATTATTTTCAGCACCTGAATATAATGTATGGAATAAATTACCAGTACCGTTAGCAGTTGATGCAATAAAAATTTTAGATTTTTTAGATGATGAAACGATTGGATAAACTGATTTCCAAAACTCTTCAACTAAATGAGGTTCAATAAATGCTAACTCATCTAATAATAGAACGTTTATTGATTGTCCTCTTGCTGCTGTACCTGTTGTGGTTGATATACCTATTCTACAACCATTTGCTAATGACATTGATGTCTTGCCGTATTCTTTTACGCCAGGTTTAATCCAATTTGGTAACTCTTCGTATGCTAATCTAATTCTTCTAAAGATTTCTATAGCAGTGTTTTCTTTATTTGCAACAATTAATATGCTTTGATCTTCTTGAAAACAAGCAACCCATAAAGCATATATGGTAAACAGGGTCGTTTTACCAATCTGTCTGCTGGCTAATAATATAAAGAACCTATTATCTCTCATCTTTCTCAGAACTCTTTTTTGACATAAATGTAACTCTATGCATTGCTTACCTTCATCTAATGAAACAATGTGAAAATAGTTTTCAGCAAAGTAAAGTATGTTATTTGCACATTTTTTTAATGACGTTGCCATCTCCGCAGTATATTCAAACTGAGAGTCGCTAGCAGGTAGGTTCGGGTTATTTAGGTAATTCTGTTTGTTTTTAATCACGGGCGATATAAATATTTACATGTCAATGGCTAATAATCTATTAGAAATATGGGGTTTGTATAACAGCAAAGTGCTTAATGAAAAAGCACCTGCAGCTCATCCTCCAGGTAAAAAGGCAGTTAAAATGTCGACGAAGCCAGGCCCTGGCCCAGTCTTATTAAATGATCCTAAAGCAGGTGCTATAGGTAGAAAAGACTCAACAGGCCCAGAAGCCGCAGATAATTTTGACGGGCCTTCTTTTAATAGAAGCATATCTGACTTAAAGACAATGACAGATAAAGATAAGAAAGATAAGCCATATGTAGCTCAACTTAATGTGTCTGTAGAAAATTTTGATAAGAATCTCGAGAAAACAACGAAAGCCGCTATAAATAATAATATGAAATCTACTTTTGATAAGTTATTCGAAGAAGTTATGAACAGTGAAGACGACAAAGACTTAGTTGCTCTTGGCGTTGACGCCGATGCACCTGAGGGTGATATGGAAGGTGATGTAACAATTACATTATCACCTGATCATGTTGAAGTCTTAAGAGCAATTTTAGCTCAAGTCGATGGCTCAGCTGATGAAGGTATGTCAGATGAAAGTATGCCAGACGACGATATGGGTACAGATGAAGATGCAGAAATGAAAGCGAAGGGTGAAGAAGGTGAAGGTTATATGCCTGAAGGTACAGAAATGGAAGAAGTTAAAGATTCTGTAGGTTTAGCAATGACAAAACATTCTAACATTAAAGTCGGTGACGTAACAGCAAAGCACGATGTTGGTGCAAACAAAGCTGGTACAACAACAATTGACGTTCCAGTAGATGGTAAAGGTAAGAACGTTCCAGATTCGGCAGGTTTAGCATTAACTAAACATTCAAACAACAAGCCACACAGCAAGATTAAAGGTAATAATCAATTAGCATATGGTATTAAGTAATACTAATAAGTAGATTCAAAATTAAGCCTAAGATTTTAAGTCTTAGGCTTTTTTATGTATACTAATATTGCTTAAATATTAACATGGACATGTTTAAAGATTTTTTTAAAATAGGTGTTGATAAAATAGGTGTTGATAAAAGACACCGTAAACCAATTATTGGAGGTACTGACTTTCAGAAAACACATTTAAACATGGTGCCTGCTAAGTATAAGAAAGATAATAGTAAGTGTGAGAAGATAGAAATCTTAAAGACTAGACCAGGTAGGTTCTTCTGTGAACCAAAAGATGTTGAATATATAACAACAAATTTCTTAAAGGGTATACCAGCTAAGCCGGGTGAGTTAAAAACGTTAGGTGGTAAAATGAATATGAAGTTTTACCAAGATCCTAAATCAGGTAAATGGATAATTGAAAAACAATAACATATGCAACAAAATACATGTTTTCCGGGAATTATAGATTCAGATCAGAGTTGCTACAGATACCTTGATAAGAGTGTTATTGGTAATGAAGAGTATCTTTACAGCAATTATTATAGAGAACAAATTAATGTATATGGTACTGAAATAACTTATTTTGTTAATGCTTACAATGTATTAAGTGCTGATAACTTTTACGGTGAAGATCCTACACGTTGTTTTGCGCCTGGTAAAACAATTATAGCAATCGTTGAGTTGTCTGAAAATGCTACCACCCTATCTAAGTTTGGGTTTGAAGCAGATGATGAAGTTACAATTTACGTTCATTTATCATCATTCTATGATGCCTTTTATGATATAGGAGTTAATAATTTATCTCCTGAATATGTACAAGATACTAGTATAGATTCAGAAAATGAATTTGATATTGCTACAGAAACGCCGACAGTATTTGAAACCCAATATAATCAAGTACAACCAAAGTCTGGTGACGTGTTTGTGTTAACTGAGTACGGTAAAGGTAGACCTGGTAATAGGAGTGGTAAACAATTTGAAGTAACAGAAATTTTAGACGAAGATATTGCAAAGACGAATCCTTTAGGTGGCCATTATGTATGGATAATTAAGGGTAAGAGATTTGATTATAGTTTTGAGCCTGGATTATCTGCTGAAAATGGTAGTCAGCAAGTATATGATAATGCTTATAATGGTATATTGTCTGGTGGTACACAACCACCTTCACCAGGTAAGAAATATAATGAGCAAGATGCTGCTAACAAACCATTACTATCAATTAATGATGTAAGTAGAGAGATTATATTTGATATGCCTAAGAATGATAATACAGACGTATACGGGACGTACTAATTTTTTTATTTAAAAAACTGTGCGTCGGGATATACTTCCTCTCTATCTCCTCTTACCCAAGCGTCAACTTGATACTTCATATCTCGTTCTCTATCAGTAATATACTTCTGAAATGCTAATGGCTTGATCCATGCAGCGCTTTTCCTTGTATCTATACCAAGTTGCTCAGCTTTATCACAAGCTAAATTCACGCCTTCATAAAGGCAAGCAAATCTGGCTAAGAAATCGACGTTATTATAATCTTCTTTATCAATATTTTCCATGTAGTGATTGTATCACTTTTCCTAAAAGAAGTACCTTCATATGTCTATCATTATAAGTGTAATTGTTTAGGGCGTTAAACAACCCGAACGTTAATTCTTTCATTATTCTCTTATTATTACTGTATAACGCTTCATTCACTTTATCTCCTATTGGTTGCTTACCATCATCTATAATAGCTATGATAGCTTGTAACATCATCTTTGTAGCTAAGGTATTGTTCATTTTTTCAGTAACAGCACCTTCTTTAAACTTTGATTGTTCGTCTAAATCAAACTTAAAGTGCGTAGCTAAAGTAGCATTTAGGTCTTCTACGTTTCTTTCTGGATGAAAGATTGTAGATGTTAATGAATTAGGAGAAACCTCTTTTGTAATACTATTTAACTCACTCATTAGTCTTATTAAAGTAGATTGGTTCAGTAGTTAATACAGTCCGGACTTCAGCAAAAGCTTTAATATTTTTATTACATTTTGCACACTCATAAATAACATCATCATCAAATCTCATTATAATTTCTTGTTTAACCTTTTCATCACAAGGGCACTGTACAACTGAAATATGTTTACTAGCTTCTTTAAACTCCTCTAACTTTAATCTCTGAGCTTTCTCAATAAGAATATTCTCATAATGATTATTATAAAAATAAAAAAATAATATTTGTATAATAAGAGCTAAACTAAACACTACCCAAAAACTAGATGGGTTTAATAGCCCGAACAATGCACTTATTAACGTTGTAATAATTGATGATGTTAATAACTTGGTTATCATTATGTGATTTTATCAAGTTCCCTACTAATATCAACTATTGCTCTGTTAATAAACTCTATTCTTCTATCTACATAGTTCATGTTACCATGAAACTTCTTTTTTAAGGCTGGATTTTCAACAGCATTACCTACTATCTTACGTAAATTTGCTGTTGCAACGAATATATCAGATAGAATTTCATCTGCAAAATTTAGTGGGTATGGTTTTAAAGCAGGGGCTAAAGAATTGTCATCTCTTTTATTTGTAGCAAGTAAATCACCTACTTTACGTGGTAATGGAGCAGTATCTCCTTTGCTGTCTTGTCTAGCAGTACTACCATACACTTGTCTCTGGGTATCGCGCATTGTAGTATCTTCAAAAATTACCTTTTTCATATGTATTATTTAAGTAAAACTAATAAATAATACATATATGAGCAACTACGGAAACAGATTTAAAAGATTTTTGGTAGAAAAAGATGATGTACCAGAACAAGAGATTACAGACCAAGATGCAATGGTTCAGACACTTGATAAAGGTACTAATCCAGAAGATTTTAACGTAGATGCTCCTGCTGCAGGTGGTCAAGTTGCTCCTACAATGAGTGCTATTCAAAAGAAAATGTATGATGAATTAAAGGGTTGGGTTATGGAATTAGATACAATGTCTAAGTTTTTAAACGGTACTGGTCCAGAGAGTATGCAATCAAGATTGAATTCAGCTGAGCCAGAAACATTGTTTGATAAAATCAGTACAGCAGAAACGAAGAAAATTGCTCGTGTTGCTGTAGAAATTAGTTCTTTAAGTGAAATGTTAAAGGGTTACTTAGCAACAGCTAACGATCCGAAATACAAATATAACTAAGATCGTTTATTCTTAATATTCGTTAGAATAATCTTTGCTTTCAACCCGGAGTATGTGTTATCGGTAACCAACTTCGGGTTTATACTGTCTCTACCAAACTTAATACAGATATCATTAACGTCTTTATAATGCTTAAACTCTTCTGGCCATAAGAATACTTGTTCGCCACTTTCAACAAGTAACATACTCTTCTTTAGAGAAGCATTATCATTCCATTGATTGTCTAAACACCAAATTTTATTAAAACTTGTTAACTGAGCTAACTGCTTTGTCTGGAAATCATTAAAGGTACGGTTACTATCTTCTTGAATACCACAAACTGCTAGCCCGTTTTTAATAAAATAAGAATCGATTGGTCCTTCAAACAGATATACATTATCATGATTCAAGTCTAGGTTATGAACACCGTATAAACTTTTTTCTGCACCAATCTTACTAAGATATTTTGGTCTTTCAAACATATCTTTCTTTAATAACGTTCTCGTTTGGTAAAATATAATATTACCCTCAGCGTCATAGAATGGTAATATCAATCTATTCTTATGTACCTTATCTATAAGTGAAAGATAGTAACGTATTGGTTTATTAATAGCAGTATCCAATCTTCTACTCTTTATAAACTCTAAACATATCTTAACTGTTGTATTCTCTTTATGAAATCTTAACTGATTATCATCATTTAAATTAATACAATCATCTGGTAAGGATTTAGATAATACCTTTACTTCTTCTTTCTCTTTTACATCAGTTACAACATCATAATTACCGTCTCTAATTTCTTTTATAACTTCATTAAACGGTTTACCAGTTGCATCTAGTATAAAATTAAACACTTTCTTACTATAGCCGCAATTATGACAATACGTTAATTCCTTTTCTGGTATATAAAAGAATCTAGTCTTTTTACCATAACTCTTACCTTCCTTACAAAATGGACAACTACCATTATAGGTATTTGTGTACTTATTATAGGTGGGTGAAACAACACACCTATAAAACGTTTGAATAACATACTCTTCTGGTACCGGAATCACACGTTATTATGTATTATTTCCTATAACAATCAACTATTTACCGGAGCCACTTCTGTCTACAGAATACAATAGAATCATCTATATAAATACTAACCAGCCCTTTAATATTACACAAATTCTTGATAGTTGTATAGTCAGTAATATTCCAAGCATTTGGTTTTTCGGTATCAAACAATCTAGCATCATCAATAACTATTATTAAGTCATCGAAATTGTAAAAATGTTTTAATATAATTGAGATTTCTTGCACGATAGGTACTATATGATTGCTGTTTTCACCGAAATCACCACTACCACCATGCGCATCGAGGAAAAATAAAGTTGGCTGTTTAATTTCAGGAACACGTTTCGTTAAAAAATCAATAGTATCTTTTAATTCTATGAATATTTTATGAAACATATCATAATCTATACTACCTATTCTCTTAAACCTATCAATTGAATGCAAAAAGTTTGGTTTATGTATCTCTGTTGAGATAACCTTTTCAAAATTAGGTTGTGTAGTAGCCCATTTAATACCGTCACCGCGGTAGGTTCCAGTTTCTACAAACATCGATGTATTTTCGATCTTAAAGAACTCTTTTAATCTTTTAGATGATAGGTTACCGTGTTTATAATCATCATGACATCCTACATGATACGTAAACTCTGACTTGTCCATTTTTTAATTTCTATAACTTATGCCTCTCGTGGAGTTCACATTAATAGTATTAAAGTCTTGTATTACTTGACCAGTCTTTTCGTCTTTTATACTAACCATACCTTTTTTAATAAGGTTACCTGTAACAGGGTCATTATAACTTATTTGCTCATATGTTTTGCCTCCTGTTGAATGGGTTGTAATTTTAGGAAACACTGATTCACCAGTAAAAGGTGATCTGATTTTTTTAGGTTCTAGGAACATATGTATTATTTAGTCTCTTTTTTCTTGGTATTCAAGTTACTTCTGTTATATTCATGTTGCTTGTAACATATCTTAAACACATCATTAGGTAGAACATGAGCTAATTCAATTATCTTATTGGCTATAGCAAAATTGAACTTATCAATTGGTATAACTCTATTAATGTTTTTTGGTATAGATATGAAGTAATAGCTATCTAAGTCCTTCTTACAGAACACTAACATCTCACCTACATAAGTTCCTGTACCGCAAGCATATACCTCTTTTACCTTAGGAACTCCATTGGTTCTTCTCTTTAACAGTCTATTGATATAATCAAATTTTAACATTGGTTATGGTAGTTTCTCTTTATGTAATAAGATGTCTACCTTATTATAACAACCTGTTTAAGGTTCTCCAGAAAAATCTATCTCTTGTATATTACTATGCAAGAACTTATTGAGATAAGTTCCTAATGCATCAGCTTCTTGTTGATTATGCGCATGTACAATTGGCTGTATAGGTTGACCATTTAAATCATATCCTAATATAATAAAACTTTGCATAAACTCTTGGCATGTAGCAAACATTGCACCAAGCTCATCTATTTCATATTTTCGTTTTTCATTATTAAGCTGTGCATACTTTATAAGAAATGCATCTTTAATTACCTTAGCAATTAAAGGGTCTGAAATTTGTAAAGGGTCGTTCATAGGAGTTACATTAGTAACTATTGGTTTTGGTAACTTTTTACCATCTCCTGATGAAAGTTTTTTATTATTTTCGTCGGTTGCCATTTAGTTATTTAAGTGCACTGAATGGATTTTTTGTGATATCGTTATTAACGCCCTTTTCAATTAACAAACTAACTAACGTTTCAATGCTTTCTGTTTTAAAATACATTCCTTTACTAAACCTATTACCCCCATCATCTATTTCAAATAAAACTTCATTAATCTCGTTCTTGTTTGTATAGCATGTAACATATACAGATGAAACGCCTGGATCAATTAGTACTGTCCATCGTCTTGGATCTACATTACTATAGGCATTGAATATTTTAAAAACAACAAAACCACTATCCTTTAACCTTTTAATAAAATACCCAGCAGTCTTAATCTTATTAGAAATTCGTTTATCACTAGTTTTTATTTCCATATCAGTATGCATATCAATATATAACTGAATAAATTACAAAATCAAACGGTTTAGTTAATTAAAGCTGATACAATATATGTTAGCTTTGTTTTATCCTTGTTTAGCACTATCTTTATAACACCAAACCCAACATTAATAGCAAATTCTATGTCGCTACACTTGTTAAAATTGATAAGTCTGAACGTTTCAAAGTTAACTGGTACAGTCTTTGTTAATGCAGTTCCTGTAAATTCATTAGCAAGTACGCATTGAAAATTATCAGAATTATGTCTAGTCTTATCTCCTAACTCACCGTAAACTTTATTATTTTCAACATAGATATAAAGCTTATTAGTTTCAGTAGTAAATGATGAGCCTTTAAACAACGATGATAACATATTTTCAGTAACCTTAAACGTTGTATCAAATTTAAGTTCATTTATCTTCTTAACATTAATTGAAGGTATCTTAATAATACCATCTTCAAGTAAATGATATGTAAACTTAAAATTATCTCCAGTATACTTTATATTATTACTTGAAACTTCTAAGTCTAAATGTTCTGTATCAACACATTCTAGTACCCTAACTAATTTTTTAATGTCTGGGATATTAATACTACGATTAGCATCAATGTTAACTTCAGTCTCAGAATATAAAACTAAAGTTGCATCGTTTGATGCAGTAATGCTGCTTATTTTATTCTTATCAATCTTTATGATAGTTTTATCATTTAAATTAGATACAGGATTAAGGACATTACTAATAAAGTCCTTTTTATTTGGAATACTTAACTTCATTCCTGATTATAATCTGAAGATTCTACTATACCAGGAATTTTTTTTTTATTCTTTAACAAGGTAGAACCATTTTTAGTTAAATTATCCAGTTTCTCATTAATATTGGATAACATTATTTCAAGATTATCAATTCTGCGAACAATTCTATCTAAAGAATCGACAATATCTT